CGTGTCCCTACGTTGTATCGTTCAGTCAACTTGCGTGCTGATGCGTTAAGTTCAGTCCCATACCGAATCGAACGACGCAATCGAAGCGTGGATTGGATGTTCGCTACCACGTTACCTGAATTGCTTCGCAACACCGAATTGTCGCTTCTGTTAACAGGTGCGTCGTTTTGGTTGCGTATCATGAAAGGGAATGTCCTTATTGGGTTTCAGGTGTTGAATCCGTACACCATCGAGGTGTCGATAGACCAAAACAAAATAAACCCAATGAACCCTATACAGTCAATGACATTCACCCAAACTATCAATGGCAAGAAAGTTGGGACATGGACTGCAGATGACATCATCTATTTCCGTGAAATGTCATTCTCTGATGAAGTGCGACATGGATTGCCACCTGTTGCAGTCGCATTACAAGCAAGTCAATTACAGTACTATCAGGAACGGTTCACGTCAGCATTCTTTGAGCATGGTGCTCAACCTGTCACCATCATGTCGATGCCGACTGACACAAGCAAAGAGGAAATGGAACGGTTCAGCAAGGACTGGCTATCCAAGTTCGTTGGTGGCACAGCACGTGCATTCCGTACTGCATTCGTTCGTGGTGGTGACATCAAACCGACTGTCGTTACACCACCGATTAAGGACATGATGCTACCTGAATTGCAGGAACGTGCTGAACGCAACATCTGTAAAACGTTGGGCGTTCCTATCACGATGCTTGAAGCAAGTGCGGCTAACTATGCGACTGCACAAAGTGATGTCATGTCGTTTTGGCGAACCACCATCATTCCTCGATTGGGAATGTATGAGCAAGTGATTAACAACCAATTGCTTATTCCTCTTGGGTACAAGTTGGTGTACACGCCTGAAGCGATGGATGTCATGCAAACAGATGAAGCACAACGTGCTAGTGCATTACTTGCGTTGACACAAGCAGGTGTTGCAGTCGATTATGCGATGGAAATCTTGGGTTATGACACCGACTTCATTAATCGAATGCGTGAATCAGCACAACCACAGGTGACTGAAGCACCGACACCACAATTACCACCACCAACGAATCCTGATGCACCGACACCACAGGTTGAAGAGACGTCAGAAGATGCTGTTGACGTTGCCAATGAGCAGACCACCAAAGCATTCGTGCTATGGAGACGCAAAGCGGAGCGACGGTTGATTAATCAGAAGTCACTTGCATTCGACTTCACACACGATGACATCAATGCAGAGGATAATGCATGGATTAAGTACCAACTTGCTGATTGCACAAGCATACAGGAAATCAAGTCATTGTTCGATTCACTTAAAGCGATGGACTTGACCCCACAGGAAGAAGCGTTGTACGACGTGATTCGCACCTATCTTGGTGCACGTGGTGAAGAAGCGGTTCTTATCCTGCAATCAGGTCAAACACTTCCTGATGGGTTCTTAGATGGACTCATTGAGGAATTGCGACCTATCCTGACTGCAAAGATGCGTGATGACCTGAACAAGTTAGAGGATAGATACACAATCGACATTGACCCTGCTGTCGAGGAGGACATCATCGTTCGACAATTCCAAGCGTATGCACCGAAACTCATTAAAGAGTTGAATGCTACCACAGAGAAGTTGGTGAAGCGTGTTATCGACAATGCACGTCAAGTTGGTGGTATCACGAACGAGGAACTTGCTATCCAATTGACACCTGCATTCGGTGATAGACGTGCTTCGATGATTGCAGTCACAGAGTACACAAGAAGTGCAAGTAATGCAACATCTGTGTATCAGGAATATTTGTCAGAGTATGGCATCAAAACGGTTCGTGTATGGAACACCGAAGCGGACGAAATCGTCAAACAATGTCCTATCTGTTACCCATTGAATGGCAAAACAGAGGACGTATGGGGTGAACGATACCCAAGTGGTGCACCTGCACATCCTCGTTGTCGATGCGATGTCACGCTTAAGGTGGTACGACAATGAGAATCGAAGTCAAGATTCCTAAAGGATTGTTGAACGACATTGAGAACGTGTACAAAACGGTTTCAGAACCTGTCCTCGTTGCACTAGCGACTGAAGTACAGCACGAATTAATGTCACAGAAACCACCACCACCACGACAGGGTTCGATGCAGTTCGTATCAGAAGCACAGAGACGGTTCGTAATGGCTTCGATACGACGTGGTGACATCACAGTCCCATACAAGCGTGGTATCGACAAGAAGTCGCAACGAATGAACCGTTCGTTCAAGATTATTCGTTCACCACGTGAAATCGTACTCACCAATTCTGCGAACTATTGGCAGTATGTAATTGGCAGTCAACAAGCACGAATCCATCAGAATCGTTGGAAAACTGCGTTGCAGATGGTTGAGAAAGTGATAGACAGCGGATTACTCGTTGACACACTTAACACGGTTATCGCCAAGAAGTTTGGTAGGGGATAGTATGAACAAAGAACCGTACATACCACCTGCGTATGTTGCTAGGAATGCACAACGTGCTCTTGAAGTACGTGCTTCGAAACCACCATCACAGCAGGGAATGACACTTGTTGGGCTAGCACGTGCAAACCAACTTGCATCACGACGACCTGTATCACTAGACACGATACGACGAATGGTTGCCTACTTCGATAGACATGAAATTGACAAGCGTGGTAGCACGTGGTCAAGTCAGGGCAAGGGTTGGCAAGCATGGTATGGTTGGGGTGGTGATGAGGGTCGTGATTGGGCGAATCGTATTCTTAGACAAGTAGAGGAAGTGAAGATTATGGAAGAGAAACAATTTATCGTAGCGATGCGTGATGGTATGTTCTACATCTACCAAAATGCTGAGGACACCGAACCTGTAATCGAGGACAGTGTTGAGAACTTTCTTGACACACTTGTTCGTATGATGGGTTACTCACGTGAGGAGACTGAGGATTTAGTTGAGGAAGCGACTGAAGAGGAAATGGTACAGCAGGAAGCACCTGCGATGGAAGAGGAAGCACAGAAAGTCGAAATGACTGCTGAGCAACGTGATGCACTTCCTGATGCTGACTTCGCAGTACCACAGACTCGAAACTTCCCTGTTGCTACACCATCAGACATCAGCGATGCTGTGTCAAGTTGGGGTCGCTATCGTGGTGATGTATCGTTCGAAGTGTTTAAGCGCAATCTGATTGCGATTGCACGTCGCAAGGGTCGTGAGTTCGTAGATGCGTTACCACAGTCATGGAAAGATGAAATGGCAGAAGAAGTGAAGCATGTTGCACGAACCATTCTGACACGAATGAGTTAGTGTTGACAGTACACTTATAATAGAAGTAGGAGGGTGCATGAACATTTATGCTGTAAAGAATGTGTCACAAAATATGCTCGCAGGTCGTGCCATCGTATTTGGTGGTGTAGACGTTGTTGGTGACACATTTACACCCAACACTGACATTGGAAGTACACGTTCGTTCGTAGGAATGCCTGTGTATTGGAATCATGCGATGTCAGG